TGCAGAGCGTAAAGAAAGCGTTCCTTTGGGTTAAGATTTTTCATGATTAAAGGAGAAAAGTAAAGGGCCCGAAGGCCCCAAGGTCAGCGCCACCCGTAGGCGTTGCAGTACCAATCAGCCCAGACAGCCTCATCAGAACCCTGAACAGGTTCTAGGAGTTGCCTGGACCGCTCCAGACGACATTGGATAAAATCCAGGTCTTCACGAAACTTAACTGAAAGTTTCCGACGGTTAAAATTGTTCATGGATGGAACAAAGTTAGGTTTGCAAGGTGCGTAGGTTTCCCCACGTATCTAATATAGCACAGTAGCAGCGAGTTGTGGTTACTGTAGCATTTTGTAATATTACACTGTGTTACAGAAGAGGCTCACCAGCTCACCGGCTAGAGCATGTGTACTACTAGGGGAGGGGTTGCAGTTACAGTACAGGTGTACTAGGTACCCGGGAACCTACTGAAAGATCTGAGACCTCAATCACTGTAGCACACCCACCAGGGGGGTAGGGGTTGAAAAGCACGCTAATGTAATACTCATGGCAGTAAAAAGCGCAGACCCCTTAACTCTTCGCTGGGCACAGGGGCAAGTATTCAACGACCGCCGTCGTTTCCGCGTCCTCGTTGCAGGCCGCCGTTTCGGTAAGTCCTACCTCTCCTGCGTAGAACTTCTTCGCGGCGCAATCGAGAATCCCGGTGGCACGTTCTTCTACTGCGCTCCCACTTACCGAATGGCAAAGGATATTGCCTGGAAAGTACTTAAAAAACTTGTACCCAAACCTTGGATTAAAGGAAAAAACGAAACCGATCTAAAGCTTGAGCTAGTAAACGGCTCCACAATCGAACTAAAAGGCACAGAAAACGCCATGGCCCTTCGTGGCCGCAGCCTTTCCGGCGTAGTTTTAGACGAAGCCGCCTTCATGGGAGCAGAAGTCTGGTTCGAGGTCATCCGCCCTGCCCTCGCAGATAAACAAGGCTGGGCACTATTCATCTCAACCCCGGATGGAACGGCCAGCTGGTTCTACGACCTTTGGTGCTACTGCGATGAGGACCCCACCGCCGAGTGGAAACGCTGGTGCTACACAACCATCGAAGGCGGTAACGTTCCAGCCGAAGAAGTTGAGGCCGCCCGCGCTCAATTAGACGCCCGTACTTTCCGCCAAGAATTTGAAGCCAGCTTTGAAAATCTGAGCGGTCTAGTTGCCATAAGTTTCAACGACGCAAATATCTCAACCGACGCCCTAGACATCAACGTCCTTCCCTTACTACTAGGCGTCGATTTCAACGTGGACCCAATGTCCGGCATTTGCGCCGTCAAAAAAGACAACCTCCTCTACGTTTTCGACGAAATAATGCTCACAGGCGGCGCAACCACCTGGGATTTCGCAGAAGAAGTAACCCGCCGCTATGGCGTGGACCGTCGCGTGTATGCCTGCCCCGACCCAACCGGTGGAGCCCGCAAAACATCCGGTGTGGGCGTAACTGACCACACAATCCTTCGCCGCAGCGGATTCACAGTGCAATCCCCCCGCGCACCCTGGAAAATCCGCGACAAAATAACCGCAGTAAACACAGCACTAATGGACGCAAGCGGCGACCGCCGCACATACATCCACCCACGCTGCAAAGAACTCATAAAATCCCTACGCACACTCACATACTCCCCTGGAACGGGCCTACCCAACAAAAACCTTGGGGTAGACCACGCATTCGACGCATTTGGCTATTTAGTTTTACAACAGTTTAATTTGGCAAAACCAGAAACAATGGGCTCTACGTCTTATCGGCTGTATTAGAAGAGCAGGTTTCTATTAAATCGGCACGCCACTCCGGCACTTTTACCTGATCGCCAATCCAGTGCAGGTATGGACCGATGTTTACTTCGGGCTCTTGTGCGGTGTACCACCTGTACTCACAGGAATTACAAACACGACGACGCACTTTCTCGTAGGGACCTTCAACCGTAGTTTTTGTTGTGACAACACGCACGCGAAACGATCCGCATTTTGGGCACTTCAAAGTGGTTGTTGATTGGTACGAAGGACTAGAATAGGCGAAAGCTAAGCCTCGTCATGCCCCAAGGTCGCGGAACTTACGGAAGCAAGAAGGGGCGTCCTGCTAAGAAGAAACAGGGACTGTACGCAAATATTGCAGCCAAAAAGAAACGAATTGCGGCTGGATCCGGCGAAAAGATGAGAAAAGCGGGTGATCCTGGCGCACCAACGGCAAAAGACTTCAAAAAAGCGGCTAAAACCGCTAAAAAACAGCCCAAAAAAGGAAAGAAGTAATCAATAATGGCTAAAAAAGACCCGCGATTTGAACGTTACGGCGTAAGCGGCTTCAATAAACCCAAAAGGACTTCAGATCATCCTAAGAAAAGTCATGTTGTTTTAGCAAAAGAAGGCGACAAAGTAAAACTTATTCGTTTTGGGGAGCAAGGCGCGAAGACTGCGGGCAAGCCAAAAGCAGGTGAAAGCCAAGCAATGAAAGATAAAAGAGCTAGCTTTAAGGCAAGGCACGCCAAAAACATCGCAAAAGGCAAAATGAGTGCCGCATATTGGGCTAACAAGGTAAAATGGTGACATGACTTATTCCGTTCCCGGCTCAGTCAGGACACATCTTGTCAGCTCTTCCTATTTAGGATCAGTTGATAGTCCATTTGTTCGCACCCGAGCGGTGATCGATCAAATGAAGGGCTGGGAAATCATGAAAGCCGTGGTTTCCGGCACCGAGTATTTACGTGATAACAGCGAAGCATTCCTACCGTTAGAGCCCCGCGAAGATTATTCCGCATATCTAGCGCGTGTAAATCGTGCTGTCTTCACACCATATACCCAACGATTGATTCGAGCGGCAGCAGGTTTGATTCTGCGTAAGCCAATTAATATTGTTGGCGATCCATATTGGACAGAAGTTTTCAATAAAGACGTTGATGGCTGTGGTTCGGATCTAGACGAATATGCACGTCGTTTAGTGATCTGTGCATTGACCTATGGTCATTGCCATACGTTGGTTGACTTTCCCGCTCCAACAGAAGCCCGAAGCCTTGCAGAAGAGCGTGCATTAAACCGTCGTCCATATTGGATTGAGGTCGATCCAACCAAAGTGTATGGCTGGCGTTTGGATCGTGAATCAAATTACGGCAACCTGACGCAAGTGCGTATTGGCGAAAAAGCTGTTGTCCCAGATGGTGAGTTCGGAGAAAAGGTTTATGACCAAATTCGTGTCATTGAGCCAGGTCGTTATCGCGTCTATCGGCAGGAAGAGCAAAAGAAAGCGATGCAAGGGAATTTCCCATATCCCTCTTCGTTTGACCAATCAGACGCTACGTCGGAGTTTGAGCTTGTTGAGTCTGGGCCGTATTCGCTTGATCAAGTCCCCTTGGTCACGATCTATGCGAACAAGACGGACACGATGACAAGTCGTCCACCGTTATTGGACATTGCTCATCTAAATCTTGCTCATTTCCAGCGTCAAGCTGACTTGATTCACAGCTTGCATATCGCATCACAACCGATGTTGATACTTGAGGGCTGGGATGATCAGACTAAGGACATGGCTGTAAGTGTGAACTATGCGATGGCGACACAGCCGGGAAACAAGGTCTATTACGTGGAGCCTGCCGCTAGTGCTTTTGAAGCGCAATCTGCGGAGATCCAAGAGTTACAGCAACAAATGGCGACGTTGGGCATCAGTACGCTTAGCCAACAAAAATTCGTAGCTGAATCAGCTGACGCACGACGATTAGACCGTATCGACACAAATTCAATGTTGTCGATGGTTTCTATGGACCTGGAGTCAGGCTTGCAAAAGGCTTACAACCTAGCCGCTAATTATCTGGGCATTGAGCCGCCTGAAGTGAAGATTAGCCGTGACTTTGACCTTCAGCGTCTTATCGGCCAGGACATTACGGCAATGGCTCAGCTGTTCCAAGACAGCATTATTGATCGTGAAGAGTTCCGCGACATGTTGGTACAGGGTGAAATCCTGCCTACATCAGCTGAAGTGCAAGACCAATCGGTAGAGGTACAGTAGGGGCGTAACAGCTCTTATTCTCATGGGACTTCGTTTTGAAGAGATCAATCCTCCCAAAAAAGAGGGATCTTCAGCATCTACTGCAAAGAAAGAAACTAAAAAAGCTAAAAGCAGTAAAGTAGAAGAGTAAATTACTTTTCACAATGGAAGAACAAGTCATCCAGGAGACGCCCGTGGCGCCTTCTGAACAGCCCGTGGCTGAGACTGCGACTTCAACTCCTGCTGTAGACGTTTCAGCGTATGAGCAACAGATTCAAGCATTAAAGCTACGTGCCAGTGAAGCCGAGGAGAAGTTTCAAGGCGTCAAAGGCAAGCTTGATGATGTTTACAAAAAACAAGACGATCAACGCAGAAAAACGCTTGAAGACCAAGGCCAATGGAAAGACCTTTGGGAAGAAGCCAACAAGACCGCTCAAGACAAGCAACAACAAATTGCGGATCTAGAGCGTCAATTGCAAGAGCTTCGGGTTTCAAACGAAACTGCAGCGATGCAAACGTCTGCTTTGTCTGCAATTAGTCAGGCTGGAGCGATCAATGCTCAACAGATGCTGCAATTAGTGCAGAACGGTCTTAAGAAGTCTGAAGATGGCAGCGTCAAAGTTCTTGACGGTGGCGTTGAACAAGACCTAGGTGTTTACTTAGCCAAGCTAAAAAATCCTGGCTCTGGCTTTGAACATCACTTCAAGCCAAGCACTCAAGCTGGCATGGGAGCTAAGCCATCAACAGGAACTGCAGGTGCCGCAGGCATCGCAAATCCTTGGCTAGAGGGTAGTATTAACTTAACAAAGCAAATGGCTTTGGATGCTTCCGACCCCGATCTTGCAGCTGTGCTCAGGAGAGAGGCAGGTAAGTAGTCCCAGTGGGACACCATCTCAAGTCCGTGACTTGAACTTTCGCAAACATTATCCCTGAATAAGAAATGGCTGCTCCATTTCAGAATTATTCCGGCGGTGTCCTACTTGCAGACATCGTCAAGAGGAATAATCTCAGCACTTATGTGTCTGAGGCCATCAAAGAGCGCAGCTTGTTTATCAAGTCTGGCGCTGTTGTCCGTAATTCACTGCTTGACGCACGTCAAGGTGGCACCCGGATTCAAGTTCCTGAGTTCAATCCTGTATCTCCAACAGAAGAAATTCTGGACGGAACAGCGACATGGGGCACCAGCTCCGGTGGTTATCTGACGCCACAAAAGATCGGTACTGGCACTCAAATTGCAACCATCTGCCATCGCGGTTTCGCGTATGCCGTAGATGACGTTGCAGTATTGGCTGCTGGTGAAGATCCAATGCTTCACATCCGCAATCAGCTGGCTGATGCAATCAACAAGCTGAACAGCGCACGTCTGTTCTCACAGCTTGCTGGATTGTTTGGCACGGCACTTTCTGCCAACGCACTGGACAAAGGCAAAGCTGCTGCTTCTGGCGGCGCTGAGGCCAACTTCCTGACTGCTGCAACAGTGGCAGAAGCCCGCTCCAAGCTTGGAGAGCGTGGTGAAGAGCTGGACACTCTGATTGTTCACCCTTCCGTTGCTTACTACCTGTATCAGGTAGGAATGCTGACCTTCTCTACTTCAGCACTCGCCGCTTCTGGCTCAGTGACCTGGGGTGGTGGTGGCGTAGGCATTGGCGCTCGCGAAGTCGGTGAGTTTGCCGGGATGCGCGTTGTTGTTGACTCTGCAGTTAACACTGTTGCACCTGGCACGTCTGGCCACCAGAAGGAGTTCTTCTGCTATCTGGTTAAGTCCGGCACCATCCTTGAAGGTGTTCAGCAAGATCTTCGGATTGAAGCTGATCGCAACGTCCTCTCGAAGCAAGACGTGCTTTCTGTGGATTATCACTCGACCTATCATGTGATGGGTACGAAGTATGATCACGCTGGCGACAATCCCACCAACACACATTTGGCTACAGCCAACCGTTGGGCGGCGACCTATGACATCGACCTGATCCCTATGGTTCAGTTGACTGTCAACACTCCGCTGGATACCAGCACCATCTGATCTTGATCAGAGCAAAGGCCCTACCATTAGGTGGGGCCACCTTATTATTGCCTTATGGCTGCCACGATTAACGCCACACTCCAAAGCGCAACAGCCAACAGCTTTGTGACGTTGGCAGAGGCAGATGCGTATTTTGAAACCGTTCCAAGCTCAACGCAGTGGGACAACAAGCAAGACGATAAAAAAATTCGTGCTTTGATCTCAGCGACACGTTGGATCGATACATTGAATTTTTATGGTGATCGTTGCGATTCAAGCCAAGCTTTGAGCTGGCCTCGCAATAATTATCACGTTGATCGCGTTGAGTTAACTTGCAGTGCTATTCCTGCAGACATTAAGTACGCTACTTATGAACTGGCGCGTGCATTAGCAAATGACACGGACTCGATTACAGGGAATACCGGCGATACGGGGCTATACGAAGAAGTCGAACTCGGAGACCTCAAAGTCAAGTACAACACTTCTAGCCAAGCTACTGGAACTGTCAATAACGTATTCGACATTTACCCTTGGCTGCAGTCTTATCTTGGTGCTTATTGCCTTGGAGGTTCTGGCTCTTATCAAATTCGTATGGTGAGGGGTTGAGATGGCACTTATTGATGATGTTTTTGGTCAGATTCCGACAACACTGCTTAAGCAGTGGGGTTTGGACATGACCTATGTCAAGGCTGCAGCATCTGAGGTTTATGACCCAGCAACTGGAACGATTAGCGGAACAGAAACCAGTGTTGCACTGAAGGGAGTGATCTTGAAGTTAAACCCAAAAGAGCTTAATGGTGACTATCAAACGAACGATATTAAGGTCATTATTGGGAATGATGAGCTAGGTAATTATTATCCAAGCGTTCGTGACCGAGTGCGTTACACGGAAGCTGGGGCAACACGTGAAGGTCGAATTGTTGATGTGGAATCTTATCGTGGCGATGAGGCAGTCATGCACAACTTAATTTTGAGGCCACAGTAATGGCTAAAAACGATCTAAAGGAACTGCTTCAAGATCTTGATCGGTTAGCGGTTAATTTGACTTTTAATGGTCGTGCGAGGGCTGCGGAAGAAATCGTCAAAGACCTGCAGGATTTAAGTCCTGCATGGACTGGAAAGTTTAGAAACTCCTGGTATATCGAGACACCAGCCGGCACAAAAGCTGGTGGTCAAGGCACTCCTGGGCCAGCGATGCCTGTGCAAGCGCCAGAAATCAGTGGCATCCAGTCTGCAACAGCACTTTTCAATAAGGTGTTTGGTGGATCTGGAGCGAAAAGATTATTTACGGTGGGGAATTCTGCGAGTTATGCCGACCAAGCGACTGATCTGGCGCCATACGTTCCAGGCGAACTTCCTGCCATGAAGGCTTCGACTAAATTCGGTCGTAAATACGGGGTCAGACCCGTTGGTGCGGAGAGAGGGAATGTTTCCGGGTCAGGGAATAATTCCAGCAGCGCACCACTGGACTGGTTTTCCCATTATCAAGGTAGCGGTAAGGCTGATGAGGCAGTAAAACGCGCTTATAGCCGAGGTTTTAAAGGATTTAGACGATGAATTATCAAGGCATTCGAGCTGAATTTGAATCAGACCTTTACACGGCATACGGCGCATTAAGCCCTGCCGTCCCGGTTTATTTCGACAACACGTTTAATACGGTTTCCGATGCTGAGACTGAATTTATTCTTGTCAACCTGCAGTTTGGCCTGACGACCGAAACAACGCTGACGACACAAAGTGATTACATCAGAGGCACCATTGTCATTCGTGCGTACACAGAAAAAGGCAAAGGCCCTGCTCGTAACCAAACATTGATCAATACAGCGGTCACGACTTTGCAGGCACTGAGTAATCAGGCCAAGGCAAGCAGTGGTATTTACATTCGCACTGGAGCGTTGAATGGCCCAAGTTTTGGCACTGGGACTGACGCTACTGAATCTCGGCTAGCACTTACTCCATTTTTTATCTCTAGAATTGATACCAGCTTTGTAGCTCAGGTGATTTCTTAATTGAAGGCTTGAGCTAAACTGTTAATAGCCGGGCTGTGCCCGCGTACACCCAAAACAAATAGGTTTTTCCTATGGCCACCGTCCTTTCGGGCACCTCCGGCGCCCTGTATTACAAGCCAGCCGGTACATCAGTTACCACATTGGCAGCTGGTGCTTTCCCTGCCAGTGGCAGTGATATCACTGTTGGTACTTTCCTAGGTTTCAAAGTTAACGACCCAGTAACTCTTGCATATCCATCTGGTGCGAGCACCACCGGAGCGATTGCTGCAGGTAATGTCTTTGTCAAGACTTACGTTGAAGCGACTGGCGTTATGACCGTCAGTTCAACAGCCGGTGGTGCAGCTTTATCTGCTTCTGCCGCACCAACAGCGTTTGGCACTGGAACAGCAAGCATCAGCTACACAGCTGCAGAATCAGTTGGTCAGGTCCGAGAGTGGAGCTTTGAAATCACTCGTTCTGAAATCGATGTGACCACTATTGGTCAAACGGTTTCTGGCACAGCACCTTTCCGGGCTTATATCCCTGGATTTGCTGATGGATCGGGTTCTGCCACGGTTTACACGACTGATGACGACACCACGCTATCCAGCCGTCTAATTGAGGACGTGATCAAGCGTGAGCAAAACGGTGCGACGATGAAGCTTTACATCGACCGCATTTTGTCTTCTGGAACGCCAGACGACACAACAAGCCGTTCAATTGAGGTTCCAGTCATCTTGACTTCAGCCAGCTTGAACGTAAACCCAGACGATGGACAAAGCGTGGAAATCGCTTTCCGTCCTAGCGCTGCTCCTACCTTCGACCTCAGTAAGTCCTGATAGTCGATTATTCGGAGAATATAACGCCCCGGTTCGCCGGGGTTTTTTATTTTTTGTTTTCAACTGCTACACTAAAGCTATAAACAATCATTGAAATGGCTGCAGCTCTTCGCGCAATTGACCGTTTACGCAAAGCCGCGAATTTAGAACCTGCCAAAAAGGAAGTTGAGCTTTCAGATGGTTCAGTATTTGAGATGTGGGTGGCACCGCTGACAATGGCAGAACGTGAGCGTGCTCAGAAGCAAGCAAAATCTGATGATGCAACAGCTTTTGCGCTCCAGCTGCTGATCAATAAAGCCAAGGACGAAACCGGCCAGCCTTTATTTAAGTTTGGCGAAATCGATGTCCTGAAGAACGAGGTCAAGGATAAGGATCTGCAAGTTTTGATGCTTGCTGTTCTTTCGGACGATAGCGAGGACACCGAAAGCGACATGAAAAGCACTGCAGAGTGAGATCAAGAAGGATCCTTCTCTGCAATTTCAGTTCTTCCTAGCGGCAGAGCTGAAGATGACGCTTGGTGAGCTTCGCGCCCGAATGGGGCAAGAAGAGATGTTTGGCTGGCACGCATATTTCACGTATCGAGCGGAGCAAGAGGAGAAGGCGTATCAGGACGCGAAGCGTCGAGTCCGTTAATATGGGGATATTGTCGTAGTGGACCTTCGTGGCTTATAGAGCTGAGATTGAGATTGTTGCGAAGGGCATAACTAAAGTCGCTGAGCTGCAAAAAAATCTTAATCAGTTATCGACTCAAATTGACCATTTGAATGGGCCAGGCTCTTTAAAAGATTTCAACGGGCAACTGGCAAGATCGATAAAGCTTTTAGATCGGGTACAACAGGGAACAGTAGAAGAGAAAAGAGCAGTTGAGCAGTATGTAATAGCCCTTAAAAATGCAAATTCAGCTCAACTTCGCACGAACAAGCTTATTGCGGAAGAAATTGCACGTCGTGATGGCGCTACAGCTTCGCTAAAGCGTTATAACGCTGCTGCTGCTGGACCGCGACAGCCAGGCAGCATGACTGCTCGATACTTGCGTCCAGGGTCTACAGCACCTCAAGGCCCTGGCCCGGCTTCTTCAATTCTTGGTGGTCAGTCGTCAGCTGTTGAAGGACGAATAAAACGAATATTAGAAATAAAAAAAGGCGAGTTGCAGCTCGAAAAAGCTTTAATAGGTTTGCAGCAAAAATCAAAAGGTTTGGATGCCGCATCCATTGCAGACAATAACCGAATTCTAAATATAAAAGCGGAGGAGATTGTCAAAAACAATGAGATAATTCGCCAAGAAAGAGTCAAGCAAAGTATATTACGCAAGCGACAAAAGCTTGCAGATGCTGGACGTAGCCCTGGAAGTTCAGGTGGACGCGGGGCAGCTGGTGCATTAGAGACAGCAGGCCAGTTTGGTCTTGGTACAGGATTCCCGCTGTTATTTGGCGGTGGAGCGGGACAAGTCCTTGGCGGTGGCCTCGGCACTGCGTTAGCTGGAGCGTTTGGGCTGGCTTCTTCGGCCGCAATGGGCCTTCAAATTGGATTATCGGCAGTTATAGGCAAAGCCGAAGAACTTATTACTCGTTTCAAGGATGTAGGTAATGCAATTAACTCGTTAAGCATGGACGCTTTAGCGAGCAGTTTCATCACGGTAACTGAAGAAGCAAGAACGTTGGTGCGTCAGTTAGTTGAAGCGGGTAATGCTCAGGCGGCAGTTTCTGTTGCAGCAAATGAAACTTTTAAACAAACTGGCGTTTTGCCGGAAGCAACTGCTGACGCTGCTAACGCTGCTAATTTGCTTTCAAATGTATGGGATGAACTTGTTGCATCAGTCAGTGGGTTAGTCAGCCTTATAGCTACTCCGCTAATGAGCGCCTTAACTCTTGTTCTTAAAGGGCTGGCAGACGCAGTTAAGTTTTTAAATCTTGCTGCTAGCCTCACAGGGGCTCTTTATAAAAGAACAGTTGAGTTTGTAGCCAAGTTGCATGGTATAAAACCATTGTTAGATTTTATTAGAAACGCCACCAAGGGCACCGTCGAAGAGGAAGAAAAAAGTTTGGCCGCGTTGGCGAAGAAAACAGAAGAATTAGACCGTGAATACGCTGAGAACAAAAAACTTTCTGATATTGAAAAAGACCGGACTAAGGGCAGAACTGCCGCCGAAAAATCAATAAACGCAGGGGTTGACCGAAGACTAGCTTTAGAGAAGCTTTCTGTCGCGACTGAACGCGAAGTAGTGGCGCTTAGAGAAAAGTTTGGCCATCTTACGGATAAAAATGCTCGAAGAGACCTTGAGTATGCCATAATAAAAATTAGAGATAACGCTAAACTAGAAGAACAGGCGATTAATAGGAAGCTAGAGCTTAAAGAGCAGACTATAGAGCTTGAACGTCAAAAAGAAATCGAAAAAGCAGCGAAAGAGCAGTTAAAGGAGAAAATTGAGCAGCACAAAATAGCTCAAGGAGCGATCCAAGCGCAGACCGTAGCTTTAGAAGGTCAGATTCAAATCTTTAACCTGCAAGCCCAAGCCGCTCAAAGCGTATTTGCGGTCACGCAAGCTCGAAACAAGTCTGAATTAAGTGCATTAAAGCTTGAAGAATCCAGGCTGCAGCGTCAGCTTACTCGTCTTCAGAAGATTGATGGATTCTATGCTACTCAAAACCAGTTAATTAATAAAATTGCTAATAACAGGAAAAAACAAGCACAACTTGAGTTTAAAGTTGCACAGCAATCCATCAAACAGATGGTTGCGAAGGCTGAACTGGAGCGGCAAGCGGTAAGGTTCCAGGTTCAGAAGATTGAGCTTCAGATTGAGCTATTGAGGCTGCAAGCGGAGGAAATTGAGGATACACAGAAAAAACTAGAAAGCCTGGCTCGAATCAATCAACAAGCAAAGATCTCGGCGGAGATAGCGAAGCAGATGACAATAAGCGCAGACAAGAGTTTAGCTTCTGCAAAAGAAATCGCTAAGTTCCAGCAACTTAGTGCTCAGCACTTGCTTGACGGCAAGTTGGAATCAATTGAAGCGGAGCGGGTAGATGCAAGAAGAGCTGTTCATGCAGCAGCAATAGCAAGAGACTCAAAAGCTGCGGCCTCTGCTACAAGGTCTGGGGCAAGTTCGGTTGGGAGTGTTTCTAATGCGGTGAACAGGTCAACCACTTTGGGTTCAGCGGGGCGTTCGACTCAAACAATGTCAACGGCAGGGCCTATCGACCCTGAGGTTTACAAGAAAGTTCTTGACAGAGCCCCTGCCGGTGGCTTCAGAAATCCTGCGGATCTTGTTACCGCTTTGGATAAGGCAATGGGGTACTACGGAAACGGTGGTCACGTTAGTGGAG